CGGTGTTACTAAACCTCAAGCGAGTGTGTTAAGAGCTGATAAGGTTAAAAATCAATCTTACTAAATCCATCTATCTTTTTTATATCTATCAATCCATCAACGATATCTCTCATTTGTTCTAAGTGAGAAATCATCCAAATAAAATCGAATTGAGTTTTTAAATATTGCATCATCATAAATAATGATGATAAATTGTTTGCATCTAATGTACCAAAACCCTCATCGATTACTAAGAAGTTCGGACGAGGTAGGTTACATATGTTAATTAGAGCTACTCTAATAGCCAATCCACTTACGAATTTCTCCATACCACTACACATCTCTAAAGGCCATTCTTGGTCTTCGTAAACGATTTTTGCGTTGATGTTTTTACCATCGATATCCATTACAATACTAAAATCAACAACCTGTCCTAAGATATTATTGATTTCATTTTCAATAACTGGCATTGCTTTAGAAATTAATTCGTATGGAACTCCATCACGCTTAACTGCATCTAAATAATAGGTGTATAGGCGGTTCTTTTCTTCCAAATCCTTAACTTCATTCATCTTAGATTTAATACCTTCTATAAACGATTCTAATGAAGAAATAGAGCCATTCAATCCAGCTATATCTTTGTTAATAGATTTGATTTCTAATTCAATCTCACCCTTAGTTCTATTTAACCCATCAATAACGGATTCTATTTGTTTGTTACGTTTAATAGTATCTTCGTTATCGTGATACTTTTGGATATCGGTATTTACCTGCTCCAATTGAGTATCATATAATTGTTTTTGAGTTTCGAATCCGTTTAATTCGGCAATTGTTTTTTCTTTAATTACAATTGCTTTTTGATATTTAGATTTTAACTCAACCAACGCATCCCATTGTTCTTCTACATCTGCAATATATGATGCCTGTTGAATTAATGATTGGCGCTTGTTTCCTAATTCTTCTAATTTATCTTCTTGCTCTTCTACTTTAGATTTGGTTTCTAACGCATCTTTTACAAACACATTATTCATACAAAACTTACAATTTGGGTCATATTCATGTTGTTCCAAATGTGAAAGTTTTTCTCTATTAGATTCCAAAGATTGTTCTAATAATTGAATCTGATGTTCGGTTTCATTTATCTCACTTTTATATTCATCCCATTCCTTTTTAGCATCTTCAATTGGCTTACCATTTATAATTTTATGTTCTTCAATTGATTGAGATATTTCTGTAATAGATTTGGTATATTCATCTAACTTACCATTCTTACTTTTTTCTTCAGAAAGAACGTGTAGAATATCAAATCCAATTTGATTCTTTTTCTTTTCTAATTTTTCTAAATCCAAATTAGCATCTACTGGCACTAACTCTTTTGTTAATCCCAATATTCTATTAGATAAATCTTCTACATCATTTGTTTTTGTTTCTAATTCTTTTTCTTTACCTCTTAGTTCTGATTTCTTAGTTTGCTTTTCTAAACCCTTTTCAGCCAACTCTGTCGTAAAGTCGGTTTTCTTAAAATTTTTGATAAGTACCGATACTTCTTTAATATCTTCGGTTGCGGTTTCGTATAATTTATCAAACACATTTAATCCCATAAATTGTGCTAATAAATCCTTTCTCTCCGATTGAGATTTATCAATAAAGATTGAGTTGTTACCTTGCAAAGATAATGCGGTCAATACGAAATCTTCATACTTACCAACGTATTGTTCAATTACGGCGTTTGTATCTCTACGTTCCGTACCATTTAAAGAAGTTGTAACTCCACCTTCTTCTTTCCAAAATTGTACATCTACTTTAACGTTTTTACCTTTGTTAATAGTTCTAGCGGTTCTTTTGATAAAGAAATCCATTCCATTAACTTGGAAGTGTAGCTCACATTCGAAATCAGATTTACGATTATTCATAATGTTTTGAGCTTTGAATGCTCTACTACTCTTATCGTATAAACAAAATGAAATAGCATCAAATAGAGATGATTTACCTGCTGCGTTTGGTGCAAATAACCCCATCAATCCACCAATCTTTTGGAAATCGATTTTGTTCTTTTCACCATATGAAAACATATTACTGAATGTAAACTTAATAGGTTTCCAATGAATATTTCTATGTACTTCCTCTTGTGTTATTCTACTATTGATATCTCTATTGATTACTTCCAATCCATCTAAGTCGGTAGTAGTTGTAAATGGCATCATTCTTTGAACATAATCTCTTATCAATGTGTTTTGATGATTGATATCGGTTACATCTTCGAAATCCAATTTACTTAATCGGTTTCCAGTCTTTTGCTTATTAAATGAGTCAGTTCTGATAATTGTGAAATCATCTACCCCATATCTCATTTTAATTTCAGTAATTACTTTCTTTGTATCAGCCGTATCGGTATTTGATAAACGAACTCTCAAACGAGGTTTCTTTGGCATATCCGTTACAATTGGAACTACACCATTATCAACATCTAATGTATAATAACCATATTCATTTGGAATATCAATTGCTTCGTATTTCAAAGATGGCACATCCCAAACTAAAAATCCATGTCCATTTAAACTTTCACCAAAATTTTGTTGTACCAATGAACCGGCATAAACTACTTTACATCCGCTTGGCGAAATCATAGTTTGTCTTTTGTGAATATCACCCAACAATGCTAAATGATATCCATCAAACATATCAGTAGTGAAATGTCTACTACTAACCACATACCCTACATCCGTTTGAGAATTATCAACAGGCCCGTGGAATAATGCTATCTTTTTATTTCCGAATAATGTATCGGCTTTCGGCCAGTTTTCTTTCTTATCAAAAATACTGAATACGGCGAAATCTACACCACCAATGGAATATACTTGCGTATCTTTAAGATAATGAAAATTTGGCAGGTTTAAAGCCTCTACAATAGGTGATAGAACATCCAACCTATCGGAGTTGTTCATATTACAATCGTGATTACCTGCAATCAGAATTGTTTCACAATGTTTAGAACATTCAGTAAATAACCAACTAATCTCTTTCACCAATTCCGGTGACATTTCCAATTTAGCATGCGCAATATCACCTGCTAAATAAATAATTGAATCTTCCGTACCTCTTTGACGGATTTCTTCAAACATTTTTTCAAACACTTGTCTATACTCTTTGTGTATTTGTACGTTACGAATATGAATATCGGCAATATGATATATTTTTTTTAATTTCATAATTAAATTAAAGTTTTATTTTTTTTCGATTTGTAGGGACGGTGGAAGCGGGCAGAAAAAGGAATATTTGCTGATGGACACAATCCCACCGATATTATATGAGTGGCTAAATCTATATGGCTTCTTAGTTTAATATTAATATCAGTCATATCAGGCATTGTTTTTATTAATTTGGACATAATTTCTGGAGAACCAGCTTGGAATTCATCACTTGAGTGAAACATAAATGGATTTACTTGATACACAATCATATGAGAATGTGCATATAAAACATCCGAATGATTATCAACCCAATTTTTAAGCCATTTGGTATCGTTTGTATTTATTGTAATTGGAGCATCCGTTCTGATAAGAAAAACCATATCATATTTTTTATTGCTTTCTTCCATTAATCTATATAGATTTTTCCAATGATAAAATAGATAATTTTGAGTAGAATCCGGTTCAATTGGAAATATCTCTTTTTGATTTAAAATTTCAAAAACACAATTTGGCAAATAATCAGTAATCATATTTGGTGTTACATCGAATTCCTTATATTCATCACTATCTTGATATTTTTGCGATGATTTATCCCATGTACTCATATAGTAATCACAATCATAAAATTCTTCGATATTACACCACTTATCTCTAACATTGGCGAATTCTCTATACATTCCATAAATTAATATTGCTGCTTTTTTCATTACAAATTATTTATTTTGTTTAATAATAAATCTTCTGATGAAAACTCTTTAGTTTTATTTAATTCTTCGTAAAATCTTTCATAACCCATTTCCGATGCATCTTTATCTCTAAGATACATCATCTTTACATTAATTCCATTTTTTCTGAAATAATCAGCTGCTTTAAGTGCTTCGTTGATTGCATCATTATCTAATGAAATTACAATATCACTAACCCCACTCATAAAGATTTTCTCAACCAATTGTTTGGACGGAAACTTACCTAAAAGTGGAATTGCATTTCTTTTAATTGTTATAGCATCAAATACACCCTCACAAAGTATAATTGGTTCATTCCAATTTACTTGCGATTCAAAACAAATTATGTTTTTACTAATTGGTGGATTTTTGTATTTCATTTTCTCTTCTGAATAATAAGAACGAGAAATAAAGTAATTTAGTGAACCATCGGAATTATATGATGGGATAATTACTCTGCGGGAGTACAATCCTTCTTTGCAATAACCAATATTATGTTTAATAATATCTTTTATACTAATACCTCTTTGATTTAAATAATGAATAGCATGTTTGTATTCAGGATTAAATCCTTTTGGTTCTTCTGCTAAACTAATAAATTCTTTTGGAAGTTGAATGAATACTTTTGTTTCAGCATCTTCTTGCTGTGGCGTCCAATTACTATCACCATAGATTTCTCTAATAAGAGATATAGTTTTTCTATCTACATCTAATTTACGAAGTAAAGATGTCAGTTTTTTACCACCACTATTACAAGTCCAACAATGCCATTTTTGAGTTTCGGTATTAACTTGTAGTTTTGGTTTGTGGTGATTACAAAAAGGACAGTAAAAAGCTAATTCATTACCCTTTAGAGTAAGACCGCTACCCAATACATTAGTAAGGGCAGTAATTACCTTATTTTTATCATTGCTACTTAACACAAACCAAATATACGACAAATATTTGAAATTACCAAATTTTTATGGTTCTAAAAACCATTCTTCTGGTATTTCTTTATCTGCGTATTTGTAACCATTCTTTTCACACCACATTCCGTAGGTGGTTTTAGAATTTTTGGTGATTTTGTTCTTTGAATTGGAGAATACGAAACGAATATCCAAATTTGGATGTTGTTCCTTTACCAAAAGATGCTTTTTACGGTCTGCTGCAACAAACCTACCTTTGGTTTCGATTATGATTCCATTTGGTAACCTAAAATCAGGATTGTAAGTATGTTGAGAAGCAGGTATAATATAAGCCACCTTTTCGGACTCATATTTAACTTCAATTCCCTTACCTGCGATTTGATTGGAAATATTTTC